GCAAGGCAAACCGCTCTGACTAGCTATATAGCTGGTCATTACGGAGGCTGGGAGACTTCGATAGTCCCCCGACGGGCTAAGCCCGCGGCTCCCTCCTAAAAGGGAGACCTCCACCCGAGCTTGATGCTGACGTGCTCGGGGCGTCCAGAACGCTCCAAGTGCTCTTCATCGTAGTTCGCAGCCACGATGTCGGAACCCGATGTCGCAGCCGGACTCGGTCGAAGACCGAATCCCGCAACTGGGTGCCGCAATAGGCACTTAAGAAGGGCGCCTGGCCCGTCCAATGGATCGGACGGAGCCTTGGCAACCACGTAATAGCCCTTAGTTAGGGGGCTGTGGTATTCGGGATGAAGGCGTTGGAATTGATAACCAAGCGCCGATTCCCTGCCCAACAATGGAGAGGTCGGAGCTACGTTTGGGTAGTGCTTTAGCATTTTCCCTAGGTAGACATCCAACCACGCTGCCGTTTTCCAAAGACCAGCCCAATAGGCTTGGTTTCGGAGCGCAACAGCGGATATTACTCCATTCGCATCCTGCCGTTGTGTCGGGAGAACCGATCGAACCTTGACAATACTAACGTCTTGGCCGTCATAGTACTCCCGTCCGCAAGACTCCCTGAACCTTCCGGTCCAGAATGACTTGCTCTCGTTAACCACATGGCCGAAAGCCTGCAGTTCGAGAACAACGGACAGCACATAGTCTCGGGGGACAATCAAGTCGTCCCCAAAGACACGCACCCGCTCGGAAAAGCGCTTAATAAACGCATTCCGAGAAAGTGGGGTGCTTAGCTCTCGCTCGATGCCCAAGGCAATCACGGTCAAGAAGACCATGGCCTCAAACGGAAAGCAAAGAGCTGAACCCATAGACGCATACTTGGCCAAACGGATCACTCCGTGACCAGGTACATCAGCCTTTCGGGATCTGCAAGAATCGACCGCCCCTAGCAGATGGGGGTAGTCCTCAAGCATTGCCCGTACATGCTGATACGAGACCCTATCGGATGCTTCGCTCAAATCGAGCGTAGCGAGGTCGCCGCTGAGCGAACCTCTTCTGGCCATTAGCCTATTCGGCTCCTGGTCATCAAATCCGATAACGCGGGAGAGGAAACTATCCTCTTTCACCGCAGAAAGGATACACGCTAGAATCGACTGCTGCACATACTGCATGCAGGCCGGTTCAATTGCGATAATCCGTGGGGACTTGAGCGTTTTAGGAACGGTGATGACCCTCACGGGCATCTCCGCGCCGGGTTCAAGGACGTTCAATTCATCATCCAACTCCCCTATAAAGGAGGAATTAGGAATCAAGAATGACTCCGCCGGCATAAGCCGTTGAAGTCGAGCGGTCCAGGTTCGCAGGTTGTACTTACCATTACTGGTGAGACGATCTGCGACAGCGCCTGGTCCGTGCTTGGGATGAAGCCGAGTCCAGTAGACATCTCTGTCCACTTTCTCGAACAACTTCCCGAAAAGCAAAGCGGAAACTCTTTTGAAGTCGGCCATATAGGCCTCATCTAGGAGTTCATCGCTTCTCCGAACGTCCTGTTCACACTGGACGTAACCATTCATCGCTAGTCTCTCACGCCGCGGATTTACAACCCGCGTAGACGGCCCGGAAGGGTCATCTTGAGGGAGAGCTATCTTGCTGAACATCAGCGTAAGCTGACGCAAAGCATAGACTGCTTCGATGTCAGGAGAGTCCAGAAGCACGCCACTACAAGGATCGAACACACGTCCATAGAAACCTGACAGAAATGCCGGGAGACTTGTAAGACGCCGAGGCCGAAAGGCTGGAGCGTCCGACGGGACGACGAAACCTTGGTCAAGCCACTTTTCGGTAGCTTTTCCTAGGTCCGCCAGGGTAATCGCCAAAAACGACAACCCCTCGTGTTCGAACCGACTCGCGACAGTTTTTATATCGCGAGTGGCGCTAGTGCAGCATCGCGCGGCAAGTTCATTGGCCGCGCATGACCAGAGTGACGTCAGGCTTTTCAGTGTCCCTCCTTTATAGGTGGTAAACACATCCCTAGCTCTGTCGTCTAGACTCACCAAGTAAAGTGGAGAGGATCCGAATCTGTTGCGTTTCGAAGCTCTTTTAGGGCCTCGTGAACGTTTTGGAGCCGGACTTCCACTTCATCCGTCCTAAGCCTTTTGGGCTGCAGATAGATGGTGATGTAAACCGTTGTTGGCTCGCCATTGCTGGCAAAGTCTTGACGGGTCACTACTTGGGTATTGTTCGCAAATCTCCTAAGGGCACACATCAGTGGCCCTCAAGAAGATTTCCGCGACCAGATAGACAGCGTTGACCAAAGCGACCACCACCACTAGAAGTTTCTTGGTGATAGTAGTACGCGGGTCATGGTCCGTCTTACGACGGCCTATGCTTGGAAAAGCACGGGCCGACGGACCGTCGCTCGAGTCTCTCCTATCGGGGAGCTCGTGACGACCATTGCCTACTGGTGACATAGGAATCCCTTGCCATAAGGCATAGCGAGGATGATTAGTTCTCGCCAGCCAACAGCTTGGTGATCACCGTGTCCGAAGATGCCGCGAGGAGGGTTCTGTAACCCACCCAAACGGCGAGAGCGTCAGCGTTCGTGTAGCCAGCGGGCGGAAGGTCGAAGACCGTGTAAACGGCCATATTGACCTTCACGTTTTCCACTGGCTTGAACGGATCTGACGTCACCTTCGCGAGGTCGAGCCTCACAACCCGGCGAATCCGCTTTGAGACCTGATGGTCGGCGGACAGCTGGATCAAACCGTCAGCGGAGCTATAGACACTCCTATCGCCCTCCACGCTTGTGCGCGGGAGCGACGTAGTGACCGTAGCGATCGTAACGGATTGAGGATCAGCGAACGACATGAGCATCACTCCTAGGGGCCTTGGTAGGCCCCCATTGACGTTTAAACGCGTAGTACACGGTCTCTCACTTAGATCGGGCTATGCCGAGAGCTGCGAGAATGGACTTCTGAAGGGTCGAAAGACCACTCCAGGAGAATCCGAAACCGTATGGTGTTGCCGCTCGTCTAACCTTGGTCTCAGCGACCGTGGAAAGCGAGGGACACGAACCCAGACCCTTAATACCGGTCGGGCCCGTGAATATGTACTGGTACTGGTGCACAGTGTGCTCCATAATGTACCCGTACCACAACACCTGGTTGTAGAGGGCCCAGTTCGACCAATTCCGCAAAACGGAGTCGGCGTTACTGAACCAATCGATCAACCAGCTCCAGGGCTGCAGGTTCCAGACGGTGTCTGGTGTCAGTGATACTCCAATAGTGCTCCGCGCTTTTAGCACGGCACGCGCCATTTCCGTTCTGCGACTTCCGTCGCGTGGCGGTATATAGTACGTGAAAGCACCGGAAAACCACTGATGTTTCGCAGTAATTTCTCTGCGATAAACCTGCCCCTTGTTCAGATTAACGATATCTGACAAAACGTTACTACTCGGAGAGTAGGTCACGCTCCGCAGACCACCCAAAGGAGTGGTGTTCTCGTCAACTGAAATCGGGAAGTCATACCTGCGACGGACAAGATGCCCGGAGTTTCTCTCAAGCTGTTCCATAATGGAATTGCCCTCGATGACTCCTTTGCAAAGATCTTTTAGATCATTCACAAAAGGCTTCCAGCCAAACTCAACGTTAAGATATTCCTCGCCTATCGCTCGCCTTCGCGAACGATTGGAAAGGTTACGCCAGTTTCCTAGCGTACCTCCAACGGCCTTTGGAAGGCCATCGGAGACTATCTCACCGAGAGAAGTAACTGCGTCCGCCGTTGGATTTACCGGTGAACACCGAGCAATGGCATCCGTTCCAAGCTGATTAAGCTTAGAATCGGTGGAACCGACAAAAGTCGGAAATCCAACCAAACTCGGAATAGGTGCAATCGGGAACAATGGCCCAAGGTATGAAACCTCGGTCACGTTCGTATGATTAGCACCAGACCCTTGAACCCCGTAGAGCGGGATCGCCTCAGCTATATCGCTAAAGGCAAACCGTTTCCGCGAAGTGAAGGGGCCACCGATATCCTTAGTGAAGCGTCCACGAATGTGTTCGCGCCACTCAGGATGACTCTGGGAATCAGTAAACTGATACCCATTCAGGAAGGCAATGTTTGCCGCCCAGTCGTTAATGAAGACTGAACGACTAACATTCGGGCTCAAGTCGTTGGAGGTTTTACTCTCCATACGACCGAACACGGCACCAGAGTACGGTATCAACCGTGACTTAGATGTCATAAACTCCTTCCTGACCGATAAGTCATCTGGTCTCTCCGGTGTTAATTCACCGGAACATGGGACAACTAATCCGCTCAAACAGCGGACGTTATCGTCCCATAACCATGCACTGTAGCGCCCAGGGCCCCTCACG